GCCATCAAGTATTACCGAAGCGGCCCGCTGGCAGAGGCCGCGCAGATCGCGTTCCAGCCGGGCAACGACCCGCGCATCGGTGGCGGTGCTTCGCTCTTGGTGACCGTCAAGGTCAACCAGTCGACGGCTGCCTCGCTCGCGCTCAACGGCACGGGTGGCATCACCAACGTTACTGGCGTGGGAATCACGTCGCAAGGCACGCCAGGCACCACCAACTACACCTACGCGGTTGTGGCGCTGCTCAATGGTGGCACCACGGCAGCGCTCGGAGCGGCGGTGGCCTCTTCTGCCGTTGGCGCGGCCATCCTCACCGCGACCAACTTCAATCGCATCGCCTGGACCACGGTGGCTGGCAACCAGGGCTTCTGGATTTACCGCGTGGCCAGTGGTGGCTCGCCCAGCGGTACGGGCTTCATCGGCGCGGTGGGCAGCGCAGCCACTTCGTTCGATGATACCGGCTTCATCGCGGATGGAACCACCGCGCCTTCGGTCAACACAACGGGTGCGGCACTGTTCCTCACCTCGAAGGACTGGGGTCGCCACACCAACAACATCAGCGCGCAGGTGTCAGCCGGCGCGACGTCACAGGGCCGCATCATCACCATCAAGTTCCTCGATGGCGGTGTGGTGACCACCGAGGTCTCGCCTTCGCTGGGCGACATCGGCAAGTTCACGCTGCTCTACACGGGTGCGGGCTCGGCAGCCACGTGCTCCATCACGACCGGACCAGGCGGCGCGCTCACCACGACCGTCACGGGTGCCACGCCGGACAACCTGAACCTCATCCTGGCCAACTTCGGGTCGTTGGCGGACTTGCTCACGGCCATCAACGCCACGGGCAAGTACACGGCGACGGCCCTCATCAGCAACTCGGGCCAGTTCAAGCCGACCAGTCTCGATCCCGCCACCACGGTGGACATCAAGACGTCGACGGCTTCGTTCTACGCCGGCAAGTTCGACCTCCTGACGTACATCAACTCGACGTCGCAGCTCGTGAACGCGGCGGCGGGTGGCGCGGCGGGTATGCCCACCGTGCAGGGGCCGAGCTACCTGTCCGGCGGCTTCCGCGGCGTCACCAGCAACACGAACTTCATCAACGCCATCGCGCTGCTCGGCACGATGCGCGTCAATCAAGTCGTGGCGCTCGCCAGCACCGATGGCGCGCAGAGCGAGAACCAGAACGGCAACATCGTCACCGATTCGTACACCGCGCTCGCGGTGGCGGCGGCGGTCGATGCGCACTGCGCGTTCTACAGCTCGACCATCGGCAAGTCCGAGCGTGAAGCGTGGATCGGCCTGCACCTGGGCAAGGCGCCTGCGATCAGCGAGGCGAACCTGATCAACGACTTCAACGCGGTCATGGTCATCCAGCAGCTCAACCTGCCGACGTCGGCGCCGAACTTCCCCACGCAAGGCACCGCGGTGGGCACGTTCGTCAACTTCCCCGAGTGGGCCACGGCCCTCTCGCTGGCGTGCATGCGCGCAGGTGCTCCGCTCGGCGAGCCCTTGACCTGGAAGTACGTGCGCGGCTTCGGCCTCGCCAACACCGCCGACTGGACGGTGCTCAACGACGCGAACGATCTGCTCCTCAATGGCATCACCGTGCTGGAGCTGATTCCCGCCGGTATTCGCGTCATCCGGTGCCTCACGACGTACTCGCGGGACAACAACGATGCCTACACCGAAGAGTCGGTGGTGCAGGCGTGGAAGGACATCGCCTATACCTGGCGCACGGCGCTGGAGAACCGCTACACCGGTACGCGCGGCCTGCTCAGCAATGTGCAGACGGTCGTGCCGTACTCGAAGGTGGTTCTCGATGCTCTGCGACAGCAAGGTGAGATCGCCGACTCGTTCATCAATGGCGCCGTCGTGCCGGGCTTCCGAGACATCACCGCGAGTCTGGCGGGTGACGTGTTGACCGTGACGGGAACGGTGTCTCCGGTGGAGGGTATCAACTTCATCCTCCAGACCATCTACATCGTGCCGGCGCAGATTTCGCAGTAGGCGAAGCGAACGGGATAGAAAGGAAGGAGTCCCATGCCCAACGCACTCCCGCAAGGCACCGGCACCAAGACGTTCTCTGGTGCACGTGCCATCTTCGTCTTCAACGGCACGCCCGTGGCTTTCGCCTCGGGTGTGGACGGCAGCGAGGAGATTCAGTATCTGCCGGTGGAAGTGCTCGACAATCTCGAAGTCGTCGAGTTCGTCCCTGTCGGCTACCGCGTCACTCTCGGCTGCCAGATGTTCCGCACGATCGCGAAGGGACCGTCGACCGACGATACCCCCGGCTCGATCAAGCAGCAGAACATCTTCCCGCTGGAGCAGAACATCCTCACCACCGATGGTGTGGACGTGTTCATCCTCGATCGTCTCAGTTCCAAGACGATCGCCACGTTCCACAACGTCAAGACCGCGAGCTACCGCTTCTCGATCACGGCTCGCGGCATCGTTGCGCAGAACGTCACCTTCGTGACGACGCGCATGACGGACGAGTCCGAGTAGTTTGAAGGGCGGGGTGGTGTTGACAAAGGCACCACCCCGCCTGTTTCTTCAGAGAGGAGAATGCGAATGAACACGAACCAGGCAATTGCAGAGGCGACCGGCAAGGCGATGACTGAGGAAGAAGAGAAGAACGCCGAGGACGCCAAGAACAAGATCAAGATTATCGACAAGACCACCGAAGCGCAGAAGCTGGTGTTCGAGAAGGACTTCTACTTCACGTACACCGACGACTCGGGGAAGGTCTTCGAGGGTGACTTCCTCATCAAGAAGATGAGCCTCACCGCAATCGGTAAGGTCGGCGTCATCAAGGCGCGCCTCAACGGCGGTATGAACGTCGAGCCTCACATCGACATGCTTCATCAGTGGATGGCTCAATGCCAGGTGAGCATGCTCAAGGCTCCCGATTGGTTCAACTTCGACAAGATGCAGGACATGCACCTGCTCGGTCGCATTCATGACGAGGTGGTGAAATTCGAGAACTCCTTTCGTCGTCTGGCATGAGAACGAGCACCACCTGCTCCGGCGCCTCGCAGCGGACGAGGCACGCACCATCAAGTTCTGGTGGTGCAAGAAGTACAACCGGCCGCTGAAGGACCCGTTGCTTGAGTCGTACACGCTTGAAGAACTTTGGTTGGAGTATTTCACCTGGCTGATTGATGAGGACCCGAACGAGGAGTTCACTGGCTTGGAGAACACGGTCGTGCAGTTCAGGACCGGCGACCCGGAAGTGGACCGAATCGAGGAGAAGATCGCTCGGGGCGAAGAGGTGGACCTCATCAAGGAGTGGATGGACGAAGCCGATCAGGAGAAGTTCTTCAAGAAGTACAAGCAAGAAACGGGCGCACTGAAGCCAACGGAGTGACACCGTGCCGAACTACGAAAAGATCCAACTCGGTTTTGATGAAGCGTTCCTCCAGAGCGAGCTGCAAAAGACGTATCAGACGTTCGAGCAGTTCGCCATGGGTGTGCGCACAAAGTTGGACGACTCCATCTTTTCGGAGGAGTCACTTCGGCGAATGTATGTCGCGAATGAGCGTCTTCGCGAGTACACGCTCATGCTTCAGCAAGTCGAGCTGAAGAAGCAGCAGCTGGCAGCCGGCGACGAGGTGGCTCTCAAGCGCCTTGAAGCAGAGAGGTCTCACCTCGCCGCCGGCCAACAGCGTGAAGCCTACGAGGTTGAGAAGGCGCGTCGTGGCCTTCCCAGCTCAGAAGCGATGGGTGGTGGCGGTGGTGGGGCAGGCACCTTTCTCGGCTCTGCGACGCTTGCTGCCGGCCAATCCTTGGGGTCGGCGGTGCTGGGCCACGAGATTGGCTCCATCGCACAAGGTGTTGCCGAGCTGCGCAATGCGTACCGCAAGCGGGATCCAGTGACCGGTGAACGTGATGACCAGGCGATCAGCGGCGCCTGGTCGAGCTTTGGTACGCAGGTGGCGAAGTTTGCCGTTACGCAGATGTTGGCGGGCTTCGACATCCGGGCGCAGCAAGCGGAGGGCTACAAGGGCCTGTATCGCGCGCAGGGCTACGACGTGGGTGAAGAGCGCTTCCGCGGCTCCAGCGACATGGATCTCGTTCGTCGCTTCGGTATGAGCCGCATGGAGGCGTTCCCGCTGCTGGAGGGCCTGGGACGCGGCACAGGGCGCACGGGAGCGTTCGAGGACATCTTGGCCCTCCAGCGCCAGACAGGGCTCGGCCAGGAGGGTGTGGGCCTTCTAGGGCAGGCTGCACGGCGTGGTGCGATTACCGATGAGCGGCAACAAGCTCAGTTCCTGGCCAATGCCATCGGTCTCGCGGTGTCGGAGAACCTTCCGAAGGGCCGCTTGGGCGAGGTGCTGAACGACCTCTCACGCTCGATTGCCCAAGGTCGTGGAGCGCTCGACATCGACACTGAGATGCGTACGCGTCTCGCGGCTGCTCGTGCTGGTGGCGCGGAGTACGCCGGTGAGCGTGGTGGCAACATCTCCACGTTGTTCGGCAACATGGGTACGCAAGGTGGCATCGGTGAAGGTGTTGCCATTGCGTTGCAGATGCGGCAGGGCAAGAGCTTCGTGGAAGCCAAGCTCGGTGCCGAGAAGGGCTTCTTCAAGACCGCGAACGGTGTGAGCGCGCTCGTGGGCTACGTGCGCTCCAATTTCCGTACGCGTGACCAGCGCATCCTGTTCCTTCAGCAGATGGCCGGCAGTGGGTTCATTGATGCTGACATGATCGACCGCATCTTGGACCAGCTGGAGAACGGAGCCGACCTCCAGCAAGCGATGGACCGTGCGCGCCAAGGCATCCAGGGCTACTTGGGGGCAGAGAAGGCGGAAGACATCGGCCCTGGTGAGGCGAAGCGCGCAGCGCAGGCGCTGCAAGCTGTGGCAGGTGGTCCTCTGATGCAAGCGGCCACGGCGGGCTCACAAGCGCTCCAAGCGTTTCCGTCGCATCCGTTCGCTACGACCGGTCGCTTCATTGGCCGTGCTGGTGTTGGCGCGCTCAATCTGGCGCAGAATATTGGCGCTGAGCTGGTGGACCAGACGGCAGGTCGCGCGTACCAAGGCTACGGCTTGCTCCGAGGTCAACACCTTTCGAATCGCCTCCTGGAGCCGCAGAACATCACGGAGCAGGATGCGCCCTGGTTGCGCTACACGGCGTCAGACCCAGGCGGCGTTCGCCCCTACCACCAGATTGGCGCTGGTCCTGGGCCGGTTTCTGATGCTGGTGGTGATGGTGGGCTCGATATGGGTGGTGCCCACATCTCGAATCCCTTGATGCTGGTGCAGCTGCGCCGCATGGCCGCTGCCTACTTTCGAGCCACGGGCAAGCACCTCAAGCTCGGCGGGGCTCTTGGTGGTGACCGTTCGGACTCGGACCAGGCTGGCATCGTGGCAGCGCACGCAGGTGACCCGAACTTTCCGGTGGCTCACGACTTCTCGCAGCACCAGGCGAGACGCGCAGTCGACTTTGCTGGTACGCACTCCGATCCTGGGCTCGTGCAATGGCTCAGTGAGAACGCCAAGAACTTCGGCTTCGTCAAGCCACGCCGTATGGTCAAGGGAGGTGTTGACACGGACGCGCCGCACTACGAGTACACCGGGTCTACTGGTGGCGAGGATCGCCCGCTGTCGCGTGCCGAAGCAGAGAAGCGCGTTTCAGTCACGGGGGATGACCACACACGTGTTGACGTGCACGTCAACGTGTCTCGTGCTCCGAGTGCACAGAATGCGCGCATCTCGGAAGATGACGGCATCCCCAACAAGTCACGCGGCATGGTGACGACGAACTCCAGCCGCACGGGGAAGCCAAATGGCTAACCAGACGTCCAATACGACCAACCGTAGAGAGTGGCGTGACAGTCCGCGCGCAAAGGCAACACATTATGCGCACGGCGCTGGCACGGGTACGGGTGGTGTGGGCGAGACCTCGCAGGAGCTGGCCTTCAAAGGCAACAGCGACGTCGTCTCGTTCGCTTGGACGAAGGACACCGAGAACCCAACAGGCACGCTGACGCTCGACATCGTCCCGCGTACGGAATACCTGTACGGCCCTACGCGCATCAAGCCGGACGACCTCATCTTGGTGGAGTCGGAGGCAAACGACGGCCTCACGCAAAAGGAGACGCAGCAGAAGGCCGGCGCCAACATCGTCTCGCTTGTGCTGGTCGACCGTGTGGGTAAGGCGATCAAGATCGGTCCGAAGGGTGAGCAGATTGACGTCATTCGTGTCGCGTGTAGCGATTTTGGCAAGGTGTTGGAGAAGACGGCGATCGTTGTAGACCCTGGTGTGGCTCAGGCGATTGGTGCTCCAGCCTTACTTGGGACGAGTGGCTTTGGTGAGGCGTTCCTCAAGATTTTCGGCACGAGCGCCAACGCTGGTGGGGCGGCGTATACGCCAAACCAGGCGGTGGTCAATCTCTTCAACGTCGTGCTCGCCGGCAGTCCGACGCAGTTTCAGCTGCCCAACTCGACCACTACGTTCCAGGATTTGGTCGACAGTTTCACATACGTCCAGAAGGTGATGATCGGCGCGACGCTCATTACCAATCCCTTCGGTCTCGATGTCAACACAACGTTGTGGGGCTTGATGCGGCAGTACAGCAACGAGTTCCTGAACGAGCTGTTCGTTGACGTTCGCTATGAAGACCCGAGTGACGCCATTGGGTCGGCAGAAGACCGTGCGCGTTTGATCATTGAGCAGGATCTTGGCGGTACGGTCACCGAGCTGCAAGACACGCGGCCTCCAGGAAATCGGCAGTTCACGCTCTCGTTGGTGTTTCGCCAGCGGCCTTACGACACGGATGCGTTCCGCGCTCTGCCTTCAGTGCAGGTGTTCTCTAGCGAGTGCTGGGATATCGATGTCGCCTACGCCTCACATGAGATTTTCAATGTCTTCCGTGTGTGGGGTATGCAGGCGGGAGCCACTGTCTTTGGTGAGCACCTGGAGTATCTGGTCAACCAGGAGTCGGTGAAGCGCCACGGTGCGCTGCGCTTTGAGCCGCAGACCATCTACACGTTTCCTACGCTGAAGGATGCTGACGATTACTCGAAAGGTAACGTCCAGAGCGTCACCCCTGGGCAGCTCATTTCGCTCTACACCAAGATCATCGCGATCTGGAATAACCAGAACGAGAACATCTTGGGTGGCACGATCCAGATGCGGTATCGGCCGGACATTCGTGTTGGCCAGCGACTTGTGTTGTCTTTTGCCGATGGGACACGCATCGAAGGCTACATCCAGACCCTGTCTCACAATTACGAGGCACAGGGGGAGAGTTCCACTGTGTTGACAATCGTGCGTGGGGTGGCTTATGACGCGCAGGGCAATGCCATACTGTTCGGCGACATAAACGCGTTGAGTCTGGATGCAGACCTGGGGACGTTGGGCATTCAAGAAGCCAACACCTTCGCCGGAGGTGGCGTGTGACTCGCTATACCAGAGACAACCATCCGCTCGCGCACGGGTCTACGACCGGACAACTGACTGGCAAGTACGGCGGTTACTCGCTGGCGTCGGCGATCGAGTGTGTGGTCGACAAGGCGTACTACCCGGATGACAAAGCCAACACCTCCAAGAAGTACATGGAGTACAGCGTTGTGGTCATCGGAACCGGTACGAAGACGATCATCCCGACTGTGCGGCAACTGGTGTCTGGCGGCGGCTTCGCCAACGGCGACTATCTGGTGTTGCAGGAGACGACGGGAACGGTCGACAGCCCGAACAATCCGAACTTCGATCGTGGTACCACCGATTCGTCGAAGTGGAATGGTGACCGTGTGCTGGTGGATTTTGGTGGGGGCAATCAGAGCGTGCCCATCATCGTCGGCGTTCTTCCACACCCGGCGACGAAGTACGGTGCGAAGCGGAGCGACGGGGCTCAGCGCAAGATCTCGTGGAACAAGTCCACGTGTTTGATCGACAAGGACGGGAACATCGAAGTCGACCTCGTGGACGACGGCACGGTCACCGTGAAGTCGAAGAACACCACATTCACGATCGACGACAAAAACAAGAAGACCACCATCGACATCGGTAACGGTGCTGCGCAGCTGGTGGTGGACGGTGACGCCAAGAAGATCACGATCAAGAGCCAAGGTCAGACGGTTTGTGAGCTGGGCGCAGCAACCGATGCCATGCTGCTCGGCACCACCTACCGTAACAGCGAGGCGCAGCTCAACACGCAGCTCAATGCGCAGCTGCAAACGGCTTCCGCCCAGTTCACCGCTGCGGCAGCGCAGCTGACGGCAGCGTCAGGGCCTCTGGCCATTCCCATCGTGGGAGGTACGCTGGCGGCTCCGAGCGTCGCTTCAGCCGGCTCTTTGATGTTGGCCGCCGCTCAGGCGCTTCAGCAAGCGGCAACGGCACTCAACCAATTCGAATCGTCTGCACAGACCTACCTGTCGCAGCACAACAAGTTGGATTGACCATGCAGCTGACGGCGGCAGAGATTGCAGCACTCACAGCCCTGGACCCGGACCTTGATCTGGCGTTCACCGGAGGCTTGACTGACTCGACTGGCAAGCTGTTGGTGCCGGCACTGCCTGGCTACCAGGCAGCGGCGAATGTGAAGGGGGCGACGCCTACCGATCAACGCCCTGTTGTGCGTCAGTCGTACATGATTGCGCTCATCCCATTGTTGCGCGCAGCCACACCGCCGTGGATCGAGATCGGGTCGGCGGGAGCACCGGCGTTTCAGAACGGGTGGGTCAACTTCGGCTCGGGCGAGGAGACGGCAGCGTTCTCCATCAACGCGTTCAACGAGTGCTTCATGAAAGGGCTGGTGAAGAGCGGCACGGTGGGCTCACCTATTTTCACACTGCCTTTTGGTCTGGCGGGCATCAGGCGTTTCGCCATCATCTCGAACTCAGCGGCGGGCCAGCTGGTGATCGATACCTCGGGTAACGTGTTCGCTTCGACGCCTACGCCGCCAGGGGCGTCAGTGTCGCTGAACATCTCGTTCAAGGTGTAAAAGTGATACTAGACCAGCTTTTTCACATTGTGTTGTCAAAGTAGGAGGCGAGAATGGGTTCCACCTTCGGAAAAGACGACGAGCTGAACCGCCCCGACCTTGGCAACTACCGCCTGGCGCTTCCGTTTGCGTTGTACCTCAAGCGCTCACCTGCGGCTGCGGCGTCGCCGCAATCCACCTACCTTTCGGACGTGGTCATCCTGGACCGCCTCGAAAGCTACGCCGTGGACGAGGACTTCGCAGTGAGCATCCGTCCCACCGTGGATGGTGGCAAGTACATCACCAATCGCGGCATCATCTTGCGCGACATCATGCTGAGCGGCAGCACGGGGTACATGCCGAACGGTGTCAACACTACTACAGCCCCCACAAGCGCCCTGCTCCCGCCTCCCGGTACGGGTGCGTTCATCAGCCCGGATGACGCTGAGCTGTCGCTTGGCAACATCACCACGCTCAATTCTACGCAGCTGGTGGGCATCAACAAGGCCAACCCGCAAGCAGAGCAGAACCGCCAGCAGCAGAGTGGTTTCTTGAAGTTCGTGAAGCTGCGCAACCTCATTCGTGAGTACGCGCGCATCAAGCGCTTTGAGACGCCGGAGGTGGCCAACTCCACCTTCTTGTTCTTCTACGACCGCAAGCTCGATGAGTGGTGGATCGTTGAGCCGCTGAAGTTTCGCCTGTTCCGTTCGAACAAGCGCAACTTCATGTTCGACTACACGATCCCGCTGAAGACCATCGCTCCGGGTAGCGACACAGGCGCAGACCCGTTTTCGATGGACCTTCCGGGCGACAAGCAGAAGACGATCACCACCGGTGTCTCGTTGGGCTTGTCTGGTGGGCAGAACGAGGCATTGGCCATCGTGAAGCGCCTCGTGGGCATCAGCGCTGCCATCAACCAGTTCGCCGGCAAGTTCACTGGCCTGATCAAGGATGCGTTCAACGCGGTCCTCAACCAGCTCGATCAGGTGACGGCCATTTTCGGCAACGTGGCTTCGGCGACTGAGACCTTGGCCGCGCTGCCAGCGGGCCTCGCAGCGCGCCTGAACAACAGCTTGGACGGCATGCTCACGCAGGTGACGCGGCTGTCGACCGACCTTCAGCTCATCAGCTCGACGAACGACGTCTACATCGAGACGCGCACGCTGGCGGAGGCTTTGTTCGCACGCGCCAACCAGCTCTTCTCTGGCCAGTCGAGCACGGACAGCCCGCAAGCGCTGCTTCAGAAGGAGAACGACAAGTACACCAAGCAGCGCATGCTCTACGGAAGTGGCACGACGGCCATCAACGATCCGAACGGGTCGACGACGCTTCCGACGTCCCCGTTCATGAACGGCAGCGGTCTCAACCTGCTCACGAACATCGACTTCACCCGCTACACGGGTACGAAGCAGGTGGTGGTGTTCGCGGGCGACACGTTGGAGACTCTGGCGCTGCGTGAAGGCGGGTCGGTGTTCCTGAAGCCACTCATCATCGCGCTCAACAAACTCCAGTTCCCGTACTTGATCGGAGCGAGTGACCCGTATCGCCCTGGCACCCTTCGTCCGGGCGACAAGATCCAGATTCCGGCAATCGAGAACACGTCAACACAACAGCCGAACCCGGTGCAGATGGTCAGTCCACCGAGCATCCAGTACCAGGGACAGGTGACCACGTCGAGCACTGGAATCTCGGTGACCGATGCGAATCAGACGACGTGGCGCGACCACCAGTGGGCGGGCTACACGTTCGTGGTGGTCCAGGGCACCGGTATCGGCAATCAGGTTCTCATTCTCGACAACGTTGGTGACGTGTTGACGTTGTACTCACCGACCATCGTGGATACGTCGACGGTCTACCAGCTTCAGCTTATCCAGCAGCAGAAGAAGAAATCGTTCTCGGCGCTGGAGATTCGGTACGGCATCGACGCTATGGTGGTTTTCGGCAGTGGGCCGTCACCGTATCGGGTGGCGCGTGTTGTCTTCGGCCCCACCGGTGACCTTGTGTCGGTGGGCGGGCTCAACAACTACATCCAAGCGTTGACGATCCTCGCGTACACCGAGAAGAGGCGCAACATCATGAACCCGAGCTACGGGTATGACCCTCCGATTGGGTCTAGGAACACGCAAGAGAATGCGACTGCTTTCGCATTCTCCATGCGCGCGTCCATCCTTGCCGACCCGCGCACGGACTCGATCCAAGACATGCAGTTCTCGATGAACCGCGACATCAATAGCGTGGTGGTTCGTGTGATCCCTGTTGGTGGCGCAGCCCAGGTGCTGGCCTTGCCGTCCCCCGTCTAAGGAGCTGACGATGGCACTCGCGTTCCGCATCAAGGTCTACACCGAAATCCTCAGTGGGATGTTCAACACCCTGCTGACGGGGTTGGGGCCTGCGGTGGACCTCAATCCCGGCTCCTTCATTCGAACCATTATGGAGGCGTCAGCGCTGCAAGACGCCGATCAGTACGCGCAGATCGGTAAGCTCCTCGACTTCTTCGCTCTCGACACTCTGGTGGGCGACGACATCGATCGACGTGCGCTCGACTTCGGAACCATGTTCCAAGTCGACTTGCGCCGGTTCCCGGCGACGCAAGGCCACTCGCAGATCAGCGTGCGAGACAACAACTATACGCAGGTGGGCTCGGTTCTGTCGGTCAACACACCGGCAGGAATCAACCAAGTCAACTTGCCGCTGGGTACGGGTGCTGCGTTCCCGACTGCGGGTCGCGTCACACTTGACCGTGGAACGTCTCACCAGGAGTCGTTTTACTACTCGCGCTCGGGCGATGTATTGACAGCGCTGGCTGGCTACGTCCTCCAGTTCGGGCATCTGATGGGCGCACCGGTCGACTTGACGTCGATCGCGACGACCATCACCAACCTCGTGCCCATCAGCGGCACGGTGGTCAACTTGTCGGCGGGTACGGGAGCGGCGCTCCCCGCGAGTGGCAACATCATCCTCAGTCGCGAGTCGGTGTCGAATCGCGAGTTGTTGGCATTTACCCGGTCTGGTGATGTGTTGACAATCACCACTGGTGGTGGCGCCACAAGGACACACGCCATTGGCGACAGCGCCATCGTGTCGACGGTTGGTGTTGACCGCCCTGCCAACACGAGTATTGAGGTGGACATCCCGGCCGGTATTGCTACGGTCGCGGTGGCCTACACGCTCGATGCTGGTGTGACGCTGCTCGATGGCGACTTCCAGTCGGACCTCGTGGGTGTCACGTCGAAGCTCGCTGGGTCGGCTACGCTGGCGGCAGCAGCTACCATTACCTCTTTCCCCGTGCCGCCGTTCAGCACGGCGGTCGCCTACAACCCATATCCTGCGACGCAAGGGCGCGACCGCGAAGAAGATCAGGACTACATCCAGCGCATCAAGAACACGATTCAATCGCTGGCAGGGCTCACGGCGCTCACGATCTCGACCAAGGTGCAAGGGCTCCAGGACCCGGTGTCGCAGGCGATTGTGGGCTTTGCGCAGCTCATCGACGCCGTCAGTCCTGGTTTCTCGATCTTGTACATCACGGACGGGTCCACCACGTTCGCCCCACAGCCTATGCTGGTGAGTGGCCGCGAGCTGTTGATCAACGTGGCCAGCGGTGGTGACCGCCGTGGTCGCTTGGCAGGCCCTGCCCCCATCACGGTCATTTCAACGCCAGGCATTCAGACGCCAGCTCCGCCGGTCGTGGTGCAGGCGGGACTGGCTGGTTCTACGCTCTACGGGTATGTGGTGGTGGCTCGTGTTGGTGCGGGCACTGCCCCGAGCGCGCAAGTCAACACAACGACCGGGCCGGTCACCTTGAGCGGTACGAACTACAACATCCTCAACATCACTCCTGTGAAGGGGACGCTCTTCTACGACGTGTACCGCGTGCTCGGTGGTCCGTCGCTTGGCAAGATTGCCACCATTGCGGCGACGGACAACTTCACGCCCATCGTCCTCAACGACACAGGCTTGGCGGGAGACTCGTCAACACCTCCCACCACCAACAGCACCATTACCAACAGTACGGCGATCACGCCGCGCCTCTTCCGCAGCAACAATCGCGGCCTGGCTACGGCAGTTGGTCCTGGCTTCATCGAAGACAGCTCGCAGAACTTCGTCGTCAACAGCCTCATCGGCATGTGGGTCAAGGGCGACGACGGCGTGTTCCATCAGATTACGAGTAACACGGCCATCCGCATGAATTTCTCTGGTGGTACCACACCACCACTTGGGGCCTACGCCACCTTCGATTTTTCACAACCGCCGCTCATGCCGACGGTGGACTACGACATCAACTTCACCACGGGTGACGTCTCGCTCACGGTCCCACTGCTTCGGTACGACAGCTTGGTGGCCGCAGACGACAACAACACAGGCGCTGGCGCATACATCAAGTCGAGCGGTCTCCTGGCGTACATCCAGAAGGTCGTCAATGGCGACAAGACAGATGTGCAGACCTATCCCGGTCTCAAAGCTCCAGGGACGAGCGTGAGCGTCGTGTCGCCGTCGATCGTGTCTCCGCAGTTCGTGATCCATGCAGTGCCGAAGACGGGCGCCGCCGATTCCACGTTCAAGTCGGCCATCATTGCGGCAGCAGCGCGCTACGTGAATAGCTTGGGCGTTGGCGAGACGATCATTCTCTCGCAGATGACTACGAACGCGGAAACCGACGTTCCGAATTCAGATGACGTGCAGGTGTTGTCACCGTCCCAAAACGTGGCGGTGCTCGCTGGCCAGCTCGCGCGTGTGACGGAAGCAAACTTCAGCATCGTGTGATGGAGGTCGTTATGAAGCGGCTTTTCTGGCTACTGGCAGCACTGCTGGCGACGCAGACCGCGTACGCGCAGCCGGCGCCAACTCCGAGCTACACCACGATCCAAACCAACGGCACGCCGCTCACGCAGCGACGTATCGCCAATTTCGCGACTACGTTTGCCACTACCGACGATAGTGGCAACTTCAGAACGAACATCAATATCGCGAACGGCGGCGTCACTAATGTGATGTTGCAGAACTCGACGGTGAGCATCACCGGCCAGTCACCGATCACCGGTGGCAGCTCAAGCCTCGCGCTTGGCGGCTCGACGCAGCTTGGGTGCCCCACCTGCATCACAGGCACGCCGACCAACAGTGGTGACCTTCTTGCGTCGCAAAGCGGTGGTCAGGCGATGACACCCATCGCCGACGTCGCGGCTGGTTCATTCTTGCGTTCTGGTGGCGTCAGTGCGTTGCCGGTCTGGTCGACCACCACCTGGCCGAACGCCACCACGACAGGCGATATTCTCATTGCTCCTAGCACGAATGCCGTTGGGCGTCTTGCCGACGTGGCTACAGGGTCGGTGCTCGTTTCTGGTGGTGTTGGCGTTGCTCCCACGTGGGGTACGGTTCCGAGCGCTGCGCTTCCGAACGTCGGGCCTGGTGCTGGTACGTACACCTGGGCGACTGGTGACAGCGTTGGGCTCGATGCGCAGGGTCGCGTCACTGCGGTCACCAACGTTACTCGTACCCTGACCGGTGGTACGGGCATCAACACGATTGGAACGCTTGCAGCGGACCGCACCATTTCGATCGACCAAACCTTCAGCCCCACGTGGACAGGCACGCACACGTTCTCTAATACGCCGGTCATCGGCAACAACACCGGTACGACTAAATCCCTTCAGTTCGACAATCTGGCGGGACTCGGCACGCTGAGTTGGAACCCATCAGCGGCACGCACGCTCACGTTGCCGGATGCTACGGACACGTTAGTCGGCCAGGCAACGTCAGATACCCTGACGAACAAGACGATCAGTGGCGCAAGCAATACGCTGACGAACATTGGAAATGGGTCGTTAACCAACAGCTCTGTCACTGTCAACACAACGTCACCACTAGGTGGCGGCGGCACTGTTTCTCTTGGTGGGACTCTTACGCTGACGTGCTCTACGTGCATTACGCAGGCGTACACCACGATCAAGAACTCCGCGGGAACGGCGCAGACACAACGAAGCAATTTGAAGTTTGGCGCTGACTTCACGGTTGCGGACGTCGCACCAGATACAACGGTGGCGCTTGCGAACAACAGCGTCACCGTCACTGCCGGAACGGGGTTGAGTGGTGGTGGCACTGTTGCATTGGGCGGTACCACCACGCTGTCTTTGCCGGGTGTTGGTCCAGGCGCGGGTGCAATTACTTTTGCTACTGGTGATTCGATCACCCTTGATGCACAAGGGCGCGTCACTGCCGACACGACGGTTACTCGTTCGGTTCTCGCAGGTACGGGGTTGAGTGGCGGTGGCACTCTCGCCGCAGACCGTACGATCAGCATGCCTAATACCGGCCCTGGCGCTGGCACGATCGGCGGTGGTGGCAACTTCATTGCTTCGGTCACGCTCGATGCCCAAGGACGTGTTACCGCAGCAACGGCGAGTGGCGTCAGCGGGACCATCGGTGGCCTCACCAGCGGTCGTATTCCAGTCGCCTCTAGCTCCACCACGTTGGCTGACTCGTCGTTGACGTGGTCGGGCTCGACGCTCGATTCGACTCTGAGTGCGATCGTGCTTGGCGGCACGCTGAACACGTTGCAGTGGGCGAGCGGTACGTCGAAGACGATCAATGTTCAGACGTCGGCTGTGGACACCGCTGGAACCACGCTGACAGTTCAAGCGGGTAACGGTGGTGCTGCGTCGGCTACAGGCGGTGGCAACGGTGCAACGCTCAACCTCAATGGTGGCACTGGTGGCGCGGGTACTGCTTCGCTTACCGGTGGCATTGGTGGGCAGAGCGTCATTCAGGGCGCGTCTGGTGGCGCTGGAACTGCCACAGCGCTCGGTGGCAACGGTGGCGCTGGAACAGTCCGTGGCGGCCCTGGCGGGACGAACAACGGCGCTGGTGGTGGCACGGCTGGCACCGCGTCGATTCGAGGTGGCACTGGTGTTACGCCAAGTGGTTCCAACAACACGGGCGCCGCTGGTGGCCTCACCCAAGTTCTTGGTGCGATTCCAGCAGACGGTACTGCTTCGGCCGTTGGTGGAGCTGGTGGTGCCATCCAGATCACAGGCCAGGCAGGTGGTGCTGACAACGGAGCTGGGGCTGGCGCTGGCTCGTCGATCACCATCACCGCGGGTATTGGCCGCGCAGGGTTGGCTAGCTCAGGCAACGCTGGCTCGGCTTCCGGCGCCATCACGATTTCGAGCGCACAAAGTGGTAACGGTGGGTCGGGCATCACCAACGGTAATGGTGGTAACGGCGCGTCGAGTACAGCATGGGCTTGGACTGCGAACAAGGGTGGTGATGCTGGTGCTGGAAACGGAACTGGCAATGGTGGTGTTGGTGGAACTGGTGCTTCATGGACGATCCAGGCAGGTGCAGGCGGCCAGGGTGGTACAGGCACCGTGGCTGGCGCTTCAGGCGTGGGTGGCAACCTAACGTTGCAATCAGGCAACGGCGGCCTAGTCCAAGGCGCCAATGGTGGTGCGAGCGCCGGCAACGTGGTCATCGACACGGGCACCACGTCAGGTAGCGCCGCAGCGGGTACGATCGCCATTGGTGGTACGAACGCTGGCAGCGTTTCTATCGCTCGTAGCGGCCAGCTTGTTCTGCTTCCTGGCGGCTCGGTTCGCGCCGCTACACCCGGTACTGGCGTGGCTGGCGTGTCGATGCTGTTTGGTCAGGCCAACGGTGGTGCGGGCTCTGGTGCGACTCCTGGTGGCGCTGGCGGCGGTACTACGGTGTTTGGTGGTCAGGGCGGCACTGCTACGACGACGGCTGGTGGTACGGCTGGCGTTGGCGGCACTACGACGTTGCAGGGTGGTCAGGGCGGCACGGGTGCGGCGTCGACCAACGGCCCTGGCGCTGGTGGCGCCGTCACCATCAATGGTGGCTCTGGCGGCACTTCGGGTGGCACTGGTGGTGGTAACGGTGGTTCGGTTGCGATCAATGGTGGCGCGTTGTCGGGCACTGGAACGAACGGCTCGATCACGATCGGCACCACCTCCACCGCAGGCATCACCATTGGCGGCACGACGCTCACGACTGGCCCGATTTTCAACACGGCGAGCGCTACGAGCTACGTTTTCCGTTTCAACAACACCACCAACCTGACGTTGTCTTCGTCGATTTTGCAGTTCTCAGGTACAGCAAACGCGACGTACAACGTCGGCACGTCGGCCACAGACGTTGCGGGTAAGAACCTCACGGTGAACGCTGGCAATGCCGGAACCGCTTCTGCTTCTAACGGGCAAGTCGGCGGCACGATGACCATGCGCGCTGGTAACGGTGCAGCCGCTACGAGCACTCTTTTCGCAGGTGATGGTGGGCCGACGAGCCTCACGGGTGGTGTTGGCGGCGCTGGTTCTGCGGCGCAGCTTTCAGGTAACGGTGGTGGCATCACGCTCGCTGGTGGGGACGCTGGCACTGATGGCGGTTCTGGTCAGGGGAACGGCGGCAGCGTCACGATCACTGGTGGTAACGCGCCAACTGGTGTGCGTGGCAACGTCAATGTCTGCACCACCAACACCAACAATTGCAGCATTGGTGCGGCTGGAATTGCGCTTGGGTTGACCTTTAACGACGGCACGACGCAGACGACAGCAGCGACTAACCCAAATCTCGCAACGGTGTACAACAACGGCACCACGTCGGCAAACCAAACTATGACTGCGTCGTCTGCCCACGGCGGCGGCATCATCATAGCCAACAACGGTACTGCCACCGATTCGCTCATCGTGAAAGACGGCTTTCCAACGTCTGCACGTCGAGGACAGACGTTGGGTAGCCCGGCTAACGTTGCGATCAGCGGCACGATGTCGATCAACAACACGTTGGCGCTTTCGGGCAGCAGCTTGGCCATCGCGCTCAATGGTGGTGACTTGTCGACGGACATCGGCACCAGCACCGCGCGTGGTCGCAACTTCTACGCCACGCAATTCACGGCAGGCACGTCAGCGGCGCCAATTGATACAGCGGGTACTGGCGTGACACTCAGCGGGCAGAGCGGTGGTTCTGCTTCGGCGGTTGGTGGTGGTGCTGGTGGCGGTGTGGTCATCAGTGCTGGTGGTGGCGGCTCGGCTGGTGCTCTACCTGCGGGGGCCGCTGGTCTTGTGGCCATCAACGGTGGTACTGGCGCATCGTCGTCAAACAGCGCTGCAACCGCTGGTGGTGCGATCAACGTCCAAGCTGGTACGGGTGGTAACAGCGGCGGTTCGGGGTTGGCCATCGGTGCTGGTGGTGCCGTCAACATCACTGGTGGTTCGGGTGGTGTGTGGACAACGGGTGCAACTGCGGGAACTGGTGCAGGTGGCAACGTTGTGTTGACAGGCGGTACTCCAGCGGCGACCGCAGCTGCTATTGGTGGTGGTGTCCAGCTCGTTGGTTCAGCGGGTTCTGTGGGCAGCTCTTCCACCGCTCCTGGTGCTGGCGGTGCGATTACGCTCACTGGTGGTGCGGGAAGCCCGATGATCTCGGGTTTCTCAGGAACCGGTGCACAGGGTGGTGGAATCACCGTCACCGCTGGCCAGGGAAGCGACGCGAGCGGCACGGCTACGGTGGCTGGTGCAGCCGGCATCGTCACTATCACCGCAGGTAAGGGCGGCGCTGGTGGCGGCTCATCTGCGGGTGTTGTCGGCGGCGCCGCATCGCTCATTGGTGGTGCTGGTGGCGCAAACAACAACGGTTCGGCCGCAGGAAACGGTGGTGCGGCTTCGCTGCAAGGCGGCGCTGGTGGCGCGACCAACAACAACGCAATTTCTGGTGGCACCGGTGGCTCAGCTCAGGTGCTGGCGGGCAACGGTGGTAATGGCAGCGCGAACGGCCCTCCAGGTGTGGGTGGCAACATCAGCATTACGGCTGGAAACGCAGGCACGGCTGGTGCGTTTGGCGGCAATGTCAACGGTGGCAACGTCACGATCGACGCAGGTGTGAAAACCAACAGCGGCACCAACGGCACCATCACGATTGGTGGCACGAACGCCAGCGCGATCACTATTGGCCACTCGGGCATCACCACGACGAACAGTGGAGCGCTGACGGTTAGTCAGACGCTGACTGGCAGCTCGACCGTGACGGCTAGCCAGCTGCTGAACATGACTCGTCCGGTGATCACGCCGAACCAAGTCATAGCGGCTGCGACGAATATTACGATTACGACCTCGGGCAACGCTGGCAACTATGTCCGCATCAACCTGAGCGCTACGGCCATTTCGACAGTGACTGTCAGCGCTGGTACCAACGGTGAGTTGTTGATTGTGGAGGTCGTTGAAGACGCGACGGGGACGCGATCGATTGCGTCTACGTGGACCAACGTTGCTTTCTTGGCTGGCAGCTACGCTGCGAGCGCTGGTGCCAACAAGCACGACATGCTGTTGTTCTTGTACAACTCGACCTTCGCCAAATGGGTTGAAGTGGCGCGTACCGTCGGTGCGTTCTAGGAATTTTGAAGTGGCAACCGTGTATAATAAGAGTAGGAACGGGCATTTGCCCAAGGAGACCAAGATGCGAAAAGCGATTCTCACCGTGATGCTCATGAGC